GATGGAACTCATAAAAAACTTAAGGATACTTTTACAAAAATTAAAGAGGCAGTCTGTAAAGGAATCTGTAAAATCACCTGTAAAAAAGTATGTCTCAACTGGTGTGAAAATAAATGCTGCTAAGATGACAAGGATAAGTAATCATGTAAGTTTTAAAGAAGGCATTTATAGTAGAACGGCTTTACGACGAGGAATAGATAATACTCCTGGGCCAGACCAATTAAAGTGTATGATGGAAATTGCAGAAAATGTATTTGAACCGTTAAGAGAATGGGTAGGGGGACCTATAAAGATTAATAGTTTTTTTAGAGGTAGAAAATTAAATACTGCTATCGGGGGATCTAAAACCTCACAGCATATGAAAGGTCAGGCTATGGATATAGATGATACATTTGGGCATAAAACAAATGCTGAGATGTACCATTATATAAAAGATAATCTAATTTTTGATCAAATGATATGGGAATTTGGAGATGATCAGAATCCTAATTGGATTCATGTTAGCTTTGTAACTCATAGAAAAAATAGGAGAAAGTTAACTGTAGCATATAAAGATGAGTTTGGAAAAACTAAATATATGCATACAGAAAAACATGGCACTAGAACTGGTGGATTAGGAGATACGGGACCAAGAGCATAATATAATGAATCATTTTCAAATAGTACCCTCCTTTGTAAACACAAGAGAATTTTCTTGTGAGGCTAAGAATTTTATAAAAAATGGCTATTATACTAATTCGCCTCCAGGAACTTATGCATATAGAGAATATTGGGAAGAGCAAACTCGTAGGTGTATGGAAGGTTTTGAGATCGGAGGAGTTAGAATTACAGGCGCTCATTATTTTTATCTAAACTTTACACAGATAAAAGCTACAGTAAAGCAGGGTAAAATAGAGAGAAAAATTCTAACCTTTCCTTCTTTCTTAGATATGGATTATTATTACTTTATGGAAGTAGAATTAGCTAGACAAAATGGACAAGGTATCATTGTAGCTAAAGCTCGACGAAAAGGGTTTTCATATAAAAATGGTGCATTATGTGTATATCAATATAATTTCTATAGAGATTCAACAAGTATAATAGGAGCATATTTACAAGCATATTCTGGAGCTACAATGAGTATGGCATTTGAGATGTTAAACTTTATTAATAAATATACAGCATGGGCAAAACGTAGAAATCCAGATAGACGAGATTTTGTGAAAGCAAGATTTAAAGAGGTAGTAGATGGTAAAGAAGTTTGGAATGGTTATAATAGTGAAATATTTACATTAACATTTAAAGATAACTTCTCAGCAGCTATTGGTAAAACAGCTGATTTAATGTTATTTGAAGAGGCTGGAAAATTTCCTAATCTTATTAATGCTTATATGGTAACTGCTCCAGTATTTAGAGATGGTAATGTTATGATTGGTATGCCACTAATATTTGGAACAGGGGGAGATATGGATGGAGGATCTAATGATTTTGCTGAAATGTTTTATAACCCAGAAAAGTATTGGTTACGACCTTATGAAAATATATGGGATGAAGGAGGAGCAGGAACTAATGCAGGATTCTTTATTGATGATATGTGGTACAAGCCCGGAAAGGTAACTATGCCGGATACAGGAGAGGTGGTTAATATGGTAGACAGTGATGGGAATTCTAACAGAGAAGCAGCTGAAGCATTCTTAGATCAAGAACGTTCTATTTTAAAAACTACTGATTCAAGAACTACTTGGGAAAAATATATTACTCAGTCTCCTAAAACTCCAAGAGAAGCTTTCTTAAAAACAAGTGGAAATATTTTCCCAACTATTGAACTAAATGCTTGGCTAGCAGAAATAGAAGTAACAAAAAAAGCACAAGATATGGCTATGGTAGGAGAATTATATTGGGAAAAAGATATGGTTAAATGGATGCCTAATGCTGATTTAAAACCTATTAATAAGTTTCCATTAAAACCTAATGAAGATAAAACAGGGTGTATTGTTATATGGGAACATCCTTATAGAGACGCTTCAGGAATAAGTCCTTATGGATTATATATAGCAGGAACTGACCCGTATGATCAAGATAGTTCTACAACAAGTTCTTTAGGAAGTACATTTATATATAAGACATTTCAAAAATTTGATAAGACATATAATTTACCAGTAGCTGAATATACAGGTAGACCAGAGACGGCAAAAGAATATTATGAGAATATTAGAAAACTTCTTACTTATTATAATGCGCAAACCTTATATGAAAATAACTTGAAAGGTTTGAAGATATACTTTGAGCAAAAGAAATGTTTACATTTACTTAAGCCTCAACCAAGTATATTGAAAGATATTGTAAATAGAACTACAGTATCAAGAGGGTATGGTGTTCACATGAGTGAGCCAATAAAAGTACAAGCAGAAATATATTTAAGAGATTGGTTATTAGAAAAGAAAGGTGATGGAGAAGATGGTAGTGATAAATTAAATCTACATTCTATTCTTTCTATTCCTTTGTTAAAAGAACTAATTGCATATGATAAAGATGGAAACTTTGACCGTGCTATAGCATTTATGTTATGTATTTTACATAGTCATGAAAACTATAATATAGATTTAGAAGCGCAATTTGATTATGGAATGGGAGATAAGTTTTGGCGTACATCACACTTTAAAAAGAGAAAAGTAAGATTTTAAAGGGATTATTAGAATAATTTATATATTTTTGTAAATTAATTAATTATGGATAATGGAAGAAAACACAGGATCATATATTTTAGGAGACTTGCCTAGGCAGCGAGTATCTCGTAAAAAGAAAGGAAAAAAGTGGGGACGAGCATGTATAGACGAGCTAGAGAAAATAACTTATGGTGATGTTAATTATAATGGTCGATCTTCAAGATATAAGAAACAAGTTAATTATGATTTGTTTAATGGTAAATTAGACCAACAAGATTTTCAATATGTATTAAATCCTTTTGGGATCACTGAATCTCAGTTTCCTGCTACTATGCAGCATTATGATATTATTTCTCCAAAACTCCAGCTTTTAATGGGAGAGGAAATAAAGCGCCCATTTAATTTTAAAGTAGTATCTCATGATCCAGATGCTATTTCCAAATTAGAAGAAAAGAAAAAAGAGATGATGATGCAGTATCTTTATTCTGTAGTTGTTAGCCCAGAAGAGGAACAAGCACAACAACAAGAGATACAACAAATGCAGCAAACTGATCCTGAAGCTGCAGCAGCCTACCAACCAAAAACACCAGCCCAAATTGAAAGATATATTAATTATGAATATAAAGACTTAAGAGAAGTTACTGCTCAAAGTATTTTAGAATACTTATTAAAGGCAGATAATATAATGCTTAAGTTTAATGACGGGTTTAAAGACGCATTAATAGCAGGAGAAGAAATTTATTGGGTAGGAGATATTTCTGGAAACCCAACAGTAAGAGTTTGTAACCCACTTGATATTCGAGTAATTTTAGATCCAGATTCACCGTGGATAGAAGATTCTCAAGCAGTGATTGAAGAAAGATGGCTAACACTTTCTACAGTTCTTGATGAGTATTATGAGTATTTAGATCCATCAGAAATTGATAGACTTGAGAATGGTATAGGTAAAAGAAATGATAGTTCTACAGATATGAATTATCCATATGATGAATTTAATATTGTAAATGTAAAAAATGTATTAGATACAGTAGGTAATGGAGTTGCAGATCCAGGTATGATTAAATCCTATAGAAATAATGGAATGATTCGAGTTATTCAAGTGGAATGGAAATCTATGAGAAAAATTGGAATCGTAACTTACTTTGATGATGTAGGACAAATGCAAGAAGATATTGTTGATGAAATATTTGAAGTGCCTGAATACGCAGAGAAGAGAGGAAAGAAATGGTTATTTGATGGAGTAGAGTTACAGTGGTATTGGGTAAGTGAATATTGGGAAGGTACAAAAATTGCTGAAGATATTTATTGTAACATTAGAGCTAAGAAAAATCAACGTCGTGATATGGAGAATCCAAGCGATGTTAAATCTGGATATGTAGGTTACATATATAATGAAAGAAATTCTGAATCAATTTCATTAATAGATCGTATGAAACCTTTCCAGTATTTATATAATATTATATACTACAGAACCGAATTAGCTCTTGCTAAATCTAAAGGTAAGGTAGCACTTATGGACATTTCTCAAATTCCTTCATCTGAAGGGTGGGATGTTTCTAAGTGGATGTATTATCTAGAATCAATGGGAGTTATGTTTATTAATTCCAGGGAAGAAGGTAATAGATCACAACAAGCAGCACCATTTAATCAATTTCAAAGTATTGATTTATCTATGGGTAATTATATTAATACTCATGTACAATTATTAGATGCAATTAAAACTGAACTTGGAGAATTATCTGGAGTAAGTAGACAGCGTCAGGGACAAGTACAAACTTCAGAGTTAGTAGGAAATACTGAAAGAGCTGTTACACAATCTTCTCATATTACAGAATTTTGGTTTTATAATCATAACGAATGTAAGAAAAGAGTTTTAACTGCATTGTTAGAAGTTGCAAAGATGTCTTATAGAGATGGTAAAAAGATTTAATATTTAGGAGATGATATGATGAGAACATTTTTAAATATTGATGCAGAAGAATTTACTAATGCTAGTTATGGAGTCTTTGTATCTAATTCATCTAAAGATGATAGAGCATTAGAAAGTTTAAAACAATTAGCTCAAGCTGCTTTACAAGCTGGGGTGGTTACTTTCACAGATGTAGCAAATATATTACAATCTGAATCTATTACTAAAGTTAGAAAAATGCTTGAAGCATCTCAAACAGAAGCAGAGAAAAAACAAGCTCAAGCTCAACAGGCTGAACAACAAGCGGCTCAACAAGCTCAACAGGCTCAGTTACAAATGGAGCAAGAGAAAGAAAATAGAGAAGATGCTCGTAAACAATTAGATTCTGATACTAAAATTAAAGTAGCTATGATTAATGCTGAAGCTAAAATGATTGATGCTGATGAAAATAATGATGGTTATGTAGATCATACAGAAGCAAAACGAGGAGCACAAGAAGCTGCTGATAATGCTAAAATGCAAATGGAAAGAGAAAAGATGACAGCTGAACTTGGATTGAAGAGAGAAGAAATGCAAGAAAAGAAAAGATCGAATAAAGCAGAGGAATCTATAAAGCGAACGGCAGCCAAGAATAAACCTACACCTAATGCAAAATAAAAGTTTTAGTGAATATAGAAAAGCCAGATTTGGAAGAGGTGTAGATAAACCAATACCTCGTGAAAATCATATGTTTGTTCGTAGGCTTAGTACTGGGGGTAATCCAGAGTGGAATAAAAGAGCTAAAGCGGAATATGGAAAAACAATAGAACCTCCTGTAGATGAAAGAGCTCTTAGAGATAATGTTGATTTAATACAATCTACAGTTCCGACAGATACTGGTTCTACACCTAAGATTAATGTTGATACACTTCAAACACAACTTGCAGAGATCCCTGTTAAAAAAGATGCGACTAAGATTACAGTTAATAAACATGGGTGGGCAGATCTAGAGTCTTATAGAAAAAAGAAAGAGGATACTGAATTTATTACTAATACTCAAAACTATTTAGCAGACCAGGGTTGGGATATTGTAAGTGATGGAGCATTTGGAAATAAAACTTATAGTGCAATGAATGAGTATCTAGTTAATAAAAAATTAGAGAATTATTCTGGAACTCATTTCACAGAGGATCAATTCTATGATCAAATATATAAAGAGTCTCATGGAAAGAATAATAAAGTTTCTCCAAGAGGGGCTATAGGTCTTGCACAATTTATGCCATCTACATTTGCTTGGGCAAAAGAAAAAGGATGGATTCCAGAAACAGCTAAGATTACAGATCCAGCTGCACAGTCTTTAGCTCAAAGAAAATATATGGATCACTTATATGAAGATATAGATAATGTAGCTTCAGCCGGAAGTGATAAAGAAGAAAGACAGGCTAGAGCTTTTGCTGCATATAATCATGGCCCAGATAATTTTAATGAATTCTGGGGAAAACTTACAAAGAAACAAAAAGAAGAAGGTTGGAAAACATGGTACAAATTAGCTAATGATGAAACTCAGAAGTATGTATTATGGATGATGGATAAATCGGAATATAAAAGACTATACAATACTCCAGAAACAAGAACAAGAAAAGATGGAACTACTTTTAAAACTTCGAAATGGAATGATGTATATTATGGATATGAAAATTGGAGGAACCAAAATCACATATATAGGTATTAAAGAGACATAAAAAGCTATAATAAATTAAAAAAATTTTATTTTTTTTCCTGAAAAGGTTTTTTAGTATTAAAAATTAAATATATTTTTGTTGAATTCTTAAAAATTTAAATAACATGTCAGAAGAAAACAGTAATCCATTAGAAGGATTTAAAAATTTAGCAGCTGATATAATGCCTGCTGAAAATCTAGAAATTAAAGATGTTCAAGAAATTCCAGAAGAAAACTTAATTGAGACATTAGGGGCAGATACTGGAGTAAAAGATTTAACTGATACAAAGCTTGATGAAGGCGAAACAGTTAATATGGACAAAGAAAAAAAGGAGGAGAAAGAAGATAAAGAATCTCTTACTCCTGATAATTTAGAAATTGCATATAAGGATGAGATTCCTGAAGGAGAAGTAACAGAAGAAGAAATTCAAGAAGATGTTACATCTGAAGATGAGACTTCTCAATTAAGTGTTATTGCAAACTTTCTAAAAGATGAAGGAATCGTAGATTTCGACGAAGAAGAATTTGAAGACTCTGAAGAAGGGTTTCAAAAAATTATTCAAAACGAAATAAGTAAAGGTATTGAAAAGTATAAACAAGATCTTGATCCGCTTGCTCAAGAATTTATTGAGTATGTAGATAAAGGAGGAGATCCACAGAAATTTGTTCAACAAACAAGTGATGTTGATTTTTCTAAGATAGATGTTAAGATGATCGAAGGTAAAGAGAATCTTCAAAAACAATTAGTTGCAGAACTAATGAGACGTGAAGGTTTTAACCAAGACGAAATTCTTTCAGATATTCAAGATTTTGTTGATGGAGGTTTGATAGGTAAGCGTGCAAATATAGCTTTAAGTAAATTAAAAACTATGCAAACCAAACAAAGAAAAGCTCTTCTAAAAGAACAAGAAACTGCAGCATTAAAGAGAGAAGAAGAGCATAAGACTTTCCTTAGTAGTTTAAAGGAAGATATTGAATCTAGAGAAGAAATCGCTGGATTTAATTTAGGCAAGAAGAAAAAGGATTTCTATGATTATATAACTAAACCTGATAGAAAGACTGGGAAAACTCGACTGGTGATGGATTCGGAAAAAGACGAAGATTCTCAACTTAAGATGGCTTGGTTATATTACAACAAGTTCGATTTCACAAAGATTGAAAAAAAGGCTAGAACAAAAGCTACGTCTTCATTAAAGGCAAATCTAGAACGAGCTTCTAATATTTCTACTAAGAAATTGAAGAGCAAGACTAGAACTAAAACCACTGATGGAGATATTGATTTCAGTTTATTTGAAAATGCGCTTAAATAATTGAGTATAATTTATTAACTAAAAAAGAAAAAGTGAATGGCTATAAACGGATTGCAACTTTACAAAACAAAATGGCATTCGGGATTGACCCAACAAAATCACCTTTCGTCAGCATATTTAACTGAACCGGAAGTTATGAGTACTTTGGTAACTCGTATCTTCGGAATGCAAGGTTCTAACCCTATCCAATATTTAACTAGTGGAATGGGCAGATCTAATGAAATCGGTAACAGAGAATATGATTGGCATTTACAAGGAGATGATGAGAAGGCAGTACCAGTGACTGGAAATTTAGGCGATGGTGGAGTAACACCAGGTCTAAATAGAACAACTTTCCGAGTTAAGTTCGGAGAAAAATGGTTCGCTAACCAAGAAGTGTTAGTGGCAGATGACAGATCTTACAGAGTAAGAGTAATGGAAGATCCATATTTTGATGGATCAGACTGGATTTACACGTTAAAACTAACAAGTCCAGACCCAACTAAATTTATGGATCCACTATTAATAGATGCAGGTTCTCAGTTCTCGAAAGAGTACACTACAGTTCCTGAATTCTCTACTGGTGGTAACACGACTTTTAGTGCTCCATTTAAAATGAGAAATCATTTATCAACTCTACGTAAGTCTTATACAGTAACAAGATCAGCAGCAACTGATGCTCTTGTTATTCAACTAGCTGACCCAGCTAACCCAAGCAAGAAAACCACAGTGTGGACAAGATATGCTGAGTGGGAAGCAATGGCTCAGTGGTACAGAGAAATTGAAAGATCTTACTGGTACTCAACATTCTCTGCTAATGCTAACGGCATTACAGATATGTTAGGTAACAACGGTCTTCCAGTTTATGAAGGAGCTGGAATTAGAGAGCAAATTGCTCCAGCAAACAGACGTTACTACTCTGATTTATCAGAAGGAATCATTAGAGATTTCTTAATTGATTTATCATACAATGTAATGCCTGAGTCTTCAAGAGAGTTTGTTGCGTTTACAGGTGAGTACGGATTCGCAGAATTCGACAAAGCTATGAAAACAGCAGCTTCAAACTGGACTCTTGTAGATTCAACATTCATTACTGGTAGCGGGCAAAACTTATCTTTAGGTGGTCAGTTTAAGACTTACCTAGGATTAAATGGTACTAAGATAACTCTTAAACACTTACCATTATACGACAACACTGTAATCAACAGACAATTACATGCTGATTCTGGAAGACCATTAGAGTCTTACAGATTTACATTCCTTGACTTTGGTATGGCAGGTGGAGAATCAAACATCCAATCTGTACATAAAAAAGATTCTAAGGACATGATGTGGCATACTGCTGGTTCTGTAGATCCATTTGGAAATACAGCTAAATCTGTTAACACAATGAGATCTGATAATCTTGACGGTTATTCAGTTCACATGTTAACTGAGTGTGGTGTAATGATTAAAAACCCAATGGCGTGTGGAGAGTTGATATGTACTAAAGCAGCTCCAAACAGCTAATAGTGTTTAATTTTAAAAATCTATCATGACAGACAGAAAAGGAAAAGTAGTATTGAAGGCTTTAGAAAGACAATCTTGGTCAGGTTTTCATAGATTCCCTAAATGTAAGGATACGGTCATAGCCTCTCTCGGACGAGGAGGTTATGCTACCGGTCTTACTGAAGGAGAAGAAAAGAAACTTGAAAAAGAATTACAGATGAAGCCAGGTACTCTCGGTAAATACTCAGAGTACTGGAGAGATTATACAGTTATATTAAATGATAAGGATAAAACCTTAAAGTTAGATAGCCCTAGAGATTTTATTGATTATAAAATCTTAATGGCAAGTAACCGTGTAGCAAACTCCGTAAATAATTTAATGGATTGGCCAAAAGCAGAATATGTATTATATGATGCAGAAGAAGATGCTAAAAAGGACAATCTTAAAATTAAAGAAAAAAGGAAAGCTTATAAACAATTTAACTCAATGACATCGACTGAAATGCGTAATGTATTAAAATTAATGGGTAAGAAATCAGCAAATGCTTCTGATACATTAATTGAAAATACACTTGCGGATATTTTAGACAAAGATCCAGCGAGTTTTAATGAGGTTATGGCTCAACCAGATTTCAAACTTAGAGTATTTGTTGAAGATCTTATAAGTATTAATGCGCTTAGAATCAGAGGTGGTCACTATATGTTTGGTGATTCAGCTATAGGTCACGACCTAGATTCAGCTTTATTATATTTAAAGGATCCAAAAAATCAGGATATAGTATTATCGTTAAAGTCAAAACTAAAAGCAAGTAAGAAGTAATGACATTAGCTGAAATGCACATAGAATTCAAATTAGGGTTAGATAAGACTGATAGTCTTAACTACCCTAACTTTGAACCTGAAGAAATCGATCTTTGGCTAAATCAAGCTCAAGATCGTTTTGTAAAGACACGTTATGTACATGACACTAAAAATGAGACTTTTGAAGAGACGCAAAAACGTACAGATGATTTAAGAACTATTGTAACGGAAGTTACTTTAATTCCATCAGCGATTCAAACTCCATCTAAACCAAATGGTATTCTTTTTGATTTACCAAATGGAACTATGGGAGGTCCGGACATATATTGGTTCGCCATTAACGAAGAATGTGAAATTCGTTATGAAGACTGCAACGGCAGTTGGGTTGATGAAAGAACTGGGGTTTATGCTACTCAACATGATGATTATGATAAAATGATCGATGATCCATTTAATAAACCAAATAAGGGCGTAGTTCTTAGGTTAATGCATGGATTATGGGCCGAGTTAATTACAGACGGGACTTATACAATAAATCAGTATTTTTTGAGATACATAAGAAAACCGATTAGATTGGACATTACTAATTTTCCACTTATGTCCTGTGAACTAGCAGACCACACTCATCAAGAGATTGTGAATACAGCTGTTTCACTAGCATTGGAAAATATAGCGAGTCCAAGATTTCAGTCGAATATGATCTCAAATCATATGCAAGAGTAATTAAAATAATTAATAATTTAAAAAATTTTGAGTAATGGCAAGACATGAAAATTATAAAATTCTTATCGGAAAAGACGTAGCACGAGCGGCTACTTCTGTTGCTACTTTAGCAGCTGGTGAGATTGCAGTTGTAAAGTCAGATATGACTTTATTGGCTGCAGGTGAAACTATCGCAAATAGCGATTACTGCTATATCGTACAAGGTACAGCAGGTGCTCCAAGGTTCTCAGCGAAGATCCAAGGAATGAATGTTGAAAAATGGAATGGTACTTCTTATGCAGCAGCAGTACAGCAAGTATCTGTAGTAGGTGCTCAGGCTGGTGCAGGTGCAGTTGGTATCAATCTAGTAAATTCAACAGAATATACATTATCTATAATCTTTACTTATGATAAAGTTATAGGTTCAGAAAGACAATTAGTTAGACGTTTTAACTATACTTCAGATGCTACAGCTACTGAGCAAGAAATTGCACAGGCTTTAGCAGCAGCAATTAACGCTGATGATGTAGCTAGTACATTAGTTACTGCAGTAGCAGCAGTTGGTGTAGGTACATCTTGGGGTATAACACTTACAGGATTAGCACAAACTTATGCTGTAATTGATGGTTATGAGCAAGTAACATGGACTATCGCTTTAGATGGTGGATTCAATGATGGTGGAACAACTACATTAGAAATAGCTTCTGGTGCTGGTGGTTCTGTAACTCCAATCTATGGATCAGGTACTTATGAGCATGTTTCTGACTTAGAAAGAGCAGCATTAGGATATGACGGTGTAACGAATCTTATGAGATTCCCAGTACCTTCTTACCCAGTGTACTCTGTAGTAGGAGCAACTTATGATGTATACGCAGTTATGCACTCAGATCGACACGCTACAGCTAACCTTAACAAAGATGGTTACAGTCCAGAAATGACATTGGTAGCAATGCCAGTAGCAGCAGGACAACAAGCAGCTTTTGAGGCAGAGCTTAATCCGTGGATGGCATCATGCCCAGGTAACTTTGCTAACGTAGCACTGTAATAAAATAAATGTTTAACTTTAAAATAATAAGATAATGGCAAATATAATTTCAGATAGAGCGATGAACGCAAATGTAGAGCTAGCGTCTATTGCAGTAAAATATGATGGATCTACTGCAGGTGGGGCAATGGTTTCAACTGCGATGATTCCAGCCGATGCTTCAATAGTAGGTGTTTATATAAATACTAGTGCAGCGAATGGTGTAGCTTTAGCAGGATCTGGTACTATAAGAGTAGCAGTAGGTGGAGCAGCGCAATGGATTACGGGAGCAATATCAGCATCTAATGCAGCAGCTGGTATACCGGTAACTTTAACGGGCAGTTTTACTGGAGCAATCCATGTAACAATGGGTGGTACAGTAACTGCAGCCAATGGTGTACACTACATTTCTGTAGCGTATGTTAGAGGTAACGCGTAGTAATAATCAATATATATAAGTATAGGAGGGAGAAATCCCTTCTATATTTGTGTATTTAAAAAGTATATAAATGGCTGGAATAACAAAAGTAGATTTTAGAGTACATGAGGCGTGTGATTACAAAAGTATTGTCTTTACAGATATTACTGGCACTTATAGTGTTTTTAATACTGGTGGATGGGGAGTTCCTAACTATACTTTAGCCGATGTTTTAGACGCCGAGATTATAGTTACTGTACCTGATGGAACTAAGTATGTTTTAGATTATACTACAATTCAATCAGATCTTCCAAACGGAACCAATGGAGAATTTAATATTCATATGGGTTTATTAGGAGGAACAGCAGGACAAACTGTATATCAAGGGGTATATGAATTTGAATATAGAATATTAGTTAATGATGGTACAGCAGGAGGATTCCTAATTACTAAAAGAAAATATGGTTTAATGTCTAGTGTAATTAAATGTTGTGTACACAAGATGTTAGCTAATCTTGATATGTGCGATGATTGTCCATGTGGAGAAGATAAAAGTAATGCTCTAGAAGCCTATACTCTTTATAAAGCCATGTTATATGCTTATCAATGCGGCAGTTTAACTAAAGCTGCTAAAATGGCGAAACAAGTAGATAAGTTATGTAACTATAGAGGAACGTGTTCAGGTTGCACCTCTTCTTAAAAAATATTAATAATGGCGTGTAATAGTTGTCTAAACGGGTGTGTAACGCCCCAGCATTGCTCATGTGATTGTGTAACATGTGCAGAAGCAAACAGTTGCGATATACCAGTAGGAGATGTTGGGCCTATGGGCCCTCCCGGTCCTATGGGACCTCCAGGCGCACCATGCGTTCCATGTACAAATGGGACAGATGGGGAAGATGGATGTTCTATGACCGATGTATATATCTCTGATGGAACAGATGGAAATACTACAGGAGATATAATAGTGACTACAGGAACGGCAGCGCCGTGTCCGCAAACTATTAATGCAGGTAATATCCTTACAACAATAATAGGTCCAGGAGGAGCAATTCCCCCAGGAGTAATTGTAATGTGGTCTGGAGCAATAGCAAATATTCCAACAGGATGGGAATTCTGTGATGGGAATAATGGTACTCCCGATTTAAGAGGTCATTTCATTGGAGCTTATGGACAACTAGCTGCACATGCACCTTTCAATGTTCTGGGTAACACAGGCGGAACTTTTAATGTAAACTTAGCACCTAATCAAATACCAGCCCATAGTCATGGGGTAGGAGGATATACTGTTACATCTGCAGTTAGTAATGATACACACGGTCATATACTACATGGAAGAGGTACAGGTACATCAATAGGATCTTGTAGAGAACCAGAGTGGGGTAAAGGAGGCGGTTGTTGGTTTAACCCATTAACAAATGGTGGATTTAATACAAATCAAGTTACCCATAATCATACAGTTTCAAATACTATGGGAGGACAATCAGGAGATGGAACTCCAGCACTAAGTGCGCCAAATGGAGGAAATATTAATATAACAAATAAATACTATGTGTTAGCATTTATTATGAAAGTGTAAATAATGGCGATAGCAACTACGACAGTAATAACAGAATACGATATAACTTATAGATTAAATAAGTTAAAATGTTGCTTTGCTACAAAGGCAGCTGAATTAGTAGATAAACAAAGATATGGTAAAGAGTGTAAAGATGAATTATGTAATCTTAAATTGCTCGGAGCTTATATAGAAATTATCGAATGCTATTCGCCACTTCCGTGTAATTGTAAAGATGAGTGGGTATTAGACGGAAGCATAATATGGAACACAACTATTACTATTCCTTATGGAACAGTAGTTAAAGTATTACCTAGAAATAGTTCAGTACCAGGTGAATTTTTATTTATGAGGTGGCAAGGAGTTACTCCGTTAATTCCACCAGCAGGTATATGTTTTGATCCTGTAACTGGTTGGACAACACCTTGTTTTACTGGAGCTCAAGGAATAGGTCCAGCATCATGGAGTGTTTGTGGAAATTTAAAACAAGCATGGGAAGCGAGAGGTTTAGGAGATTGGGATCCAACACTCATTTATAACTATGGAGATATAGTAAAATTCATGGGAGGAGGAGTAGGTATAAACCAATCTAAAAGAGGAAAATATTTTATATGCGTTACTTCACCTGCAGTACCTGGAGTAGGCTTTCACGAAAGTGCTAACTGGGTTGAGCTTAAATGTTATCCAAAACAAGAAGTATAAATTAAAAGATAAAAGAAATGTCAGATAGTTTGAATTATGGTAAGTGGGTAACAGGTCTTAAACAAGAGACAAATACTTTAGGAGGTGCAACGCCTCCTGTTAATGGTAATTGGCTTCCAAATCCAATAGCAGCCATGAATACTAATTATGGTACCTGTACGATTACTGCTAAAGCGGGAGTAACTTATGGGTCTACTAGTTATGCTGCAAACGATATATTATTTAGCTCTGACGGACGAAAAGTTTACGACTCTACTGGAGCTATAATGAATGGTGATCCTGATACAGATGGAGGATTTAAGGGGGTTCCACAAGGTATTGTAATTGTAGAAGTTCCAGCAGCTCTACAATCAAGTATTGGAAAAACTAATGAACTATTTTGGGTATTTGCAAATGGTATCACTAAAGGAATTCTTTGTGGTCTAATTGATATGTCTGGTAATAGTGGATTAGGTACATTTACAGATCGTTCAAATTCTGGACTTACTCCTACGGGAGGAGTATTAGGAACTGTTTTAGGATCTGAAGATGGAATGGGTGGTAGAATGGTTGCAACCTGTAGTAGACAAGGAGCTAGTGATGCAGTTGATGGTATTTGTCTTATTTATAAGTCTCAGAGTAATACTGGAGGTACTAATTGGACCGACAACGGATGGATGGCTAATAGAATAAATAAAATAGCAGCAAACGGTTTTCCAGATATTACACATGCAGATGCAGCTCCTGTAAATAGCGTTGTTGGTGAAACTGCAATATCAGGTACAGATGGTTCAATACATGGTATAGTTTCTATAACTCCTGTTAATCTTGATAATCTTGATGCAAATTGGAAAAAGCATAAACTAGCTACAATTTGGAGAAACTATATTGTGCCAAATGGTACAGCCCCTCAAGAACAAGCGACTGTAGAATGTTTAACTTTTGATGAAGATACTTTAGCTATATCTAACCCTACTACTATAATTACAGGACAATTTGATAATGGTGTTCAATCTTGGCCTATGCCATCAAACAGTCCTTCAAGATTTTATGCTATGGGACTAGAATTTTCTCATTCTAGTACTCATGATAAATCTTATTTATATTATCCAAATTTTGATCAGACTGTACCAGGAGCAACCTTAGAAATTAGATGGCAAGAAATAAATTCTTTAAATGTATGGTCTCTTACAAATACAGGAGGTATAGAAGTATTAGATAATTCTGGGCAAAAAATATGGGGAGGACCATCTAATCCAGGAAGGATATTAGCAGGTATATGGAGAGATCCACATAAAGACGGTAGATTATTTGTATCTACTCCAGAAAAAGTAGGTAAGTGGAATCTTTCTATGACTGCAGATGCTCCATCTTGGTCAGATGAATTTCCTGAAGAATGGGGATCATTAAGTTATCCTGTTAATCCTATACAACATTGTATTCTATTCAATGCTAATGATCCTGTCGCAGCGCCCCCAACACAATTCTTTCAAGGAACTCTTGATACAGATACTTATTACAGTTATGGGGCACCTAGTTTTGTTTATTGTACTACATCAACTCCATCCATAGAGATAAATATTTCAAAATGTTGTCCTGCTACAGGATTTATGCTAGACAATACAGATACATTATGGAGAGCCGATTATGGTGCTTCTTCTACTCAAGTAGATCAAATAACTCAATTTAATCTAACTGATCCAATAGGAATATCTCATGATAGATATAGAGATATGTTATATATATGGAGTAAGGCAGGAATTGCGAATGGTATTTCTTATATAAAATATAATACAGATAATAATGTAGCTTATAGTATTCAAGCTGTAACTCCGAATGCGGGTTATGCTTATATTATAGCTGTAGATAATAATGCATGGGAACAGGTTAAATCTCCTGCTCCTAGTAATCCTACAACAGAAGGGGCTTGTAAATATCATCAATTTATTGCAAAGAAAGGTACAGGTACAAATGATTATAGTATTGGAGTTATAGATGTTAACACTAATACAATGCTAACACCTGTTGCTGGGTATGATATAGATATATCTACTATATTTAGTGGAGCGCTTGCGGGAAAACCTCCAACACATATAACTACTTTAAAAGAAGTAAATTCAGCTCAAAATGAATTTACTTCTTATGTTGCTTTTGGAGATAGAATAGCAACACTTGATGGTGCTACTGCAACATGGACATTATTAGCAACTACACATAGTGCAAACTTTACTTCATTATTCTTTACTGCTTGTGAACCAGTTCATGATCCAATATTATATTGTTCTTATGGAGCAGGAGGTGCTAATCAAGCAGGAATAGTAAATCAAGGATCAGGACTAGTTGTTCCTATTGGAGCATCAGGTTATACAACTAATCCAGGAGGTTTTACATTTCCAAATTTAGTAATATCTTCAGCATGGCAAAATGGAGCTTCATATTTTAACCACGCTCCATTAAGAGTAGATTCTGTTTTACAGGCTAGTGTATTTACTGACTATTCAAACAGATGTAAACATGCAAATCCTATTTGGAATCAAGATCCAGATATATCAGAACATGTTGGATGTTTCGGGTGTCACGCAGAACTTGATGACTATCATTTATATGCAGACTCATGTGGTTGGACTGAACCTCACGATTATATCAATGATTGTAGATATTGTACAGATACACTTATAGAGGATTGCAGAGTATTTTTACCTTGTTGTAATCAAGATTCTTTAGGAACAACTGCCCTAGGACCAATGCAACTCCCAGGAATATCAATAAATAATGCTGGATCATTTGTCCCTGGAACTGTTTATGGTGTTGCTTTTGGAGCTAATCCTCCAGTGTGTGCTACTGCTGTTACTCCAGATCCTCAAATGTGGTTTACTGCTAATGATGAAATTTTTCATATTTCTGATTTAATAGCTGGAACATGTATAACACCTGCTTGGGTATCATCTGGAGGACTAACATTTAATGATTTAGAAGATATTGCATTTGATAAACATGGCAATGTATTACTTACACAAAATGGTTTTGATCTTGATTGGGCATCAGTATGGCCAGGATATTATTCTAATAATGTTAATATAACAAATACATTTGCTGTCCCTGAATGTTTAGATACTGATTACAGTGCAAATAATCATATAGTAGCTGGAGATAATATAACAGGAGTAGCAACATTTAATAAATATACTAATGATATAGCAAGTGGATTAACTCTAGTTTCTACCTTAACAAATGGTACAATATCACTAGGACTTGATTTAAGTGTTGATTATAATAGTGGTGATTATTATACATTAGGAGATCAGACTGGAGGAGCGAGTCTTAATGATTTAATGTCTATTGATGATGCTACAGCTAATCATACGTTTATTAGTAACTTAGCTACTGTATGTTCTTTTGCTGCTGGGCAATATGCTTGTGGTATAGAAAGAGTTAGAGATACAGGAGCTACTAGTCTTACTTATATTTTATCTTGTAAACCTGGAGTAGCGGCAGATGTAGAAATATTTTTACATACATTAGATGATGCCGGAACTAATCAACTAGCTGTTATAGGATTAATAAATCCATCTACAGCTACTAATCAATGGCCTTTCTGTCCTACTGGTATGGCATACAGTGATATATGTAGTAAATGGCCAAATAATACTGATCCAGTAGTTTTATCTTCATTTAGTGATTGTACAGATTGTTTATCTAATCCTAGTACAGAGGATTGTTGCTATAAATTAACTAATTGTGATACGGGCGCGGTACAATACAGTACCCAAGGTTTATTAGATCCATATGTTGGATTGATAATTAGACTTACAGGAGGTACTTGTTGGGAAGTAGAAAGAGTTCCTAATTGTATTAGTCCAGTAACAGTTACACCAGATACAACTCCAGGACCGTTTGCAGATTGTCCAACTTGTGAGGTTCCTCCTATTCAATGTTATAAACTACCTAATTGTAATGATGCATCAGATGTTATATTAACAGATGATGTTTTAACTCCAGGTATAACTGGATGGTATAATGCAGGAATGACAGTACAATTAAATGGTGAATGTTTCTGTAGAGAAATAATACAAAATCAATGTACAGGTACTGAGGTAGCAGTAACTATGCAAAATACATTACCAGATTGTAGTTCATATTGTAATTTTAGTATACAATTAGAAAACTGTGTTACAGGACAAATAGTTAATGTAGATTATAATACTTCTCCTACCGTAGTAGCAGCAGCAGGGGGAGCTCAAGCTTATGAAATAACTGTTGGAGGAGCAGTACCAGATCCAGTTGATTTATGCTGGAAAAAATTACCAGGCTGTATAGGCCCTGCAGGAACACTTTATCCTATTGGTGTAATAACAGCTACTCATACAGACTGTCCTACTTGTATAAATCAAGGAGCAACGTGTGTAAAAGTAGATCATTGTTGTGGAGATACTTATGTATTACCACAGATAGTTGATGTAACAACAGGTATAACAGTTGCTGATATAGGAGCAGTAGTTCAAGCAGATATTACAGTAGCTGGTATTATATATTCTGGTTGTTGGGAAGTAAGTGCAAATAGTCCAGTGGGAGATTGTACAAATGCATTACCTGTTGGTGATGTAAATGCAATAAATACATCTACTGTAGGAACTGGTAACTATTTAGATTGTACTTATTGTCCAATAGATCCATGTCCTATTTCTTGTGTTTTATTAGAAGACTGTTCTAATCCTGGTAACACTTTAACAGTAGATGGTGCAACAGGAACACTTATAGGTACTGATGTTGTAGAAATAGCAGGGTATGGTAGTACATGCTGGAAAGTATGTTCTTCTGCAGGTAATCCAGTAGCAGGAACACATTGGTTCTATGGTGAAAGATTAGGAATGGATTTCTCAACTGGAGCAGCAGTATCAGATTTTAGTGGGCAATCTCAAATGCTAAATTATAACTCTGGTAATAACCCCGCTACTGCAGATGCTTGGACATTTAGAGGATCAGCAGTACACTCTGCTACAGGAGCTGCTACTATAGGAGGTAATGCATTTGCTGCCGGAGATTTAATGTTCTATACAGATGGTCATCAGATATATGATAGAACACATGTTAGAATGAATTTAGATTCAGGTCCAATACATAATGGAGATGCGAATGTAGGAGGTCTTGGACCAAATGGTAGAACTTTCCCAGCTCAAGGAGCAGTTATTATACCAGTTGCAAATGGAGGAAATACAAATGGAGTATGGCATCAATATTATGTTATACAAAATTCAGCTGGAAATGGTCCAATAAAATGGTCTATTGTTGATATGACTTTAAATAGTGGAAAAGGAGAAGTACTTGCTGCATCTGCTAATACTACATTAGTAGCAAATGCATGTGAGTTTATGTGTGTAAATACAACTACGGGAATAGGATCTGCTGCTTACTGGCATTTCTTCTATCTTCCTGTTCTGGCTAATAGTACAGATTGGGCTAATTCACATATTAGAGCTATAAAATTTGCTAATACTGGAATAGGAGCATCATTTGTATCAGTAGATATGCAATCAAATATAATGGATTTATCAGATACTGCGGCGCAAGGATCTGGAGAATTACTTGTTAATCAAACAAATGATATAATAGTACTTAGAGCTAATGAAGCTGCACCAATGGGTAAAGCTTACACTACATGGGTATTTGGATTAAATCCAGCAACAGCTCTATCTGCTACAGCGCAGACTGGATGGATGCAATCTAATGGTTATAATGGAGGAGCTAATAACGGTATTTACAGTTGGATTATAGCAGGTAACTACCAATATCAGAATCCAAATAGTGTGAATGATTGTTATGATGCAATGACAGCTATTAATAATGCTAGAACTATTACTTTTAGTCCTGATGGAAGAATTTTATGGACTACTACTGCAACTTATTATGATCCAGCAACTCCATATGAAATCCAACTCGATAAATCTGGATATGCTTTATTTGCTATAAATGTAAAAAGATATGCAGATGATATGTTTAGTACTGGCTTTTTTATACCTTACGGTAGTAATGTAAATGCTGCAAATTTTGATGCTGGTCTAGAATACGTATGGGCGAGTAATAATGAAATAGTTCCAGGTCTAACTTATTGTAATCAAAATAAAACATTCCCAGATGCAAGTACAGCAACTGGCTGGTTTGGAGGTTTTGACGAAACCAGATGTACAACTACTGTTGTAGATTTAACATGTGGCCCTGATGGTAAAATGTGGCTAAATCTAGTAGAACAAGAACTTAATGTACCTTTCCAACAATCAGTAGGACAAGGTCAACAAATCACAAATTCATTATTAAGATTAGATGATCCTAATAATGCAACTCAGATTCAGCAAGGTCTGCTAGGACTTCAGCCTGTTCCTTCTTTTGATATAAGCTCAAGACGAATGGGAGAAAGATTCCCAGTATGGTTAAATATGCCATGCCCTTGTGATCCAGTTAATGTTGTTAGCCCAGTAACTATTACAGCTACACATAATGATTGTACAGATTGTGCAATAGCACCGCCTGATTGTTATGTATTAACAGAATGTGATTGCACAGGAGGACAGCCTACATATAATTCTTGCTCTGTTAATGATCCATCAACGATGCCTGCTCCTATGATTACATACGGAAAGAGTTGGTCAACTACTTGTTTTGGTGGATCTGGTCAAAGATGGGACGCTATTGTAACTGCAGTACAAGCATTAGGAACTACTTTAGCACCAGGAGTAGCACAAACAGTAAACTTTAGTTACAGCTTTATTAATAATGGAGCTACATTCCCAATAGGTATCCCTGGATTTGGGCCAGCTTTAGCTGTAGAACAAGGACCAGGTACAGCTAATACAGCAGGAACTAGCTCTTGGCCAGGATGCGCTCCTTATAATAAAACATATCAAATTACTCATGCTATGTTTAAAACAGAGATGATAGCAATGTTTAATGGTATTAAAGCTATGTTTGAAGGAATGTTTAATACTAACTGTGGATATGGAGCTAACTTAACTGTTAACTTTACAGACTTAGGATATGAAACTGGATACACTGCAGGTGATCCAGCAATGGGAACAAATACTATAGCATCTGCTAATGGAACATCATTTACAGATTCAAATGGAGTAGCAGGAATAGGAGATTTTAGAATTGGATTCGCTGACTTTGGAACTTTAGATCCTGCAGGTGGAGGAGGTTGTGGAAGTTCTGGAGGAGCTTCAGGAATATTAGGATTATGTTTTGTAGGAAATTTAAATTCTTCTGTTCCAGGTAATGTAAGAACAAGTCCAGAAACAGGTTTACTATTATTTGACGCAAATGAAGATTGGAGAAAAGCGAGTGATGCGGTAATACCAAATTCTTTCTCTTTAATTAGAGTAGGGATGCATGAAATAATGCATGCACTTGGATATGGTCACGATTTCTTAACATTTGGTGGAGCAGGACCAGTAGGGGACTGTACTACTCTTTGTAGTTGTCCTTGTTATCAAAGTGCAACAACTTGTCCTGGACTTAATCAGTGTGAAACTTTCTTAGGATCAGGTGTTTATGTTCCTTGTTGTCCAGGAATTGTACCTAATGGTGATGCATTAATGGGACCATTCTCAAGTAATAATGCTTTTGCTACAGACTTCCCTACTGGTTTATTAGGCCCAGAAGGAATATATGATAGAAGAGCTACATGTGGTATATATGGAAATCCATCAGCAAATTATGGATGTGAAGATGGTGTATGCTTAGGGGGATCAGGATGTGTTTATGTAACACATTATTCTGATGATCCTGCTTTAGGAGCTTATGTAGGAGGAGTAATAACGTGGGATGATGGTTCTGCTGCGGGAGAAAGATGTTGGGAAGTTGATATAGAACAACCATGTCCAGCAGGAGTTACATTAATTAATCCAGTAAACTTCACTGGAGGAGACCCTACTTGGGATTGTGATGATTGTACAGTAGGAGGCAATGATTGTTATACATTAGATTTATGTGCGTGTACTAGTGTTCTAGGAGCGCCACAACAAGTAATTACAACTACAGATTTATCAATGTGGTGTAATGGAACTATAGGTAATGGGACTATTGTAGAAATAGATTTATATCCAGGAGCTTGTTATGAAATTAATTGTACACCTCAACCTTGTCCTGCTGCAGGAGCGGTAGCAGTTGTAGTAGTTAACTCATACCTAGACTGCCAAGATTGTTGTGATGATAATAATCAGTGTTATGAATTATGTCCTTGTAATCAACAATCATCAACAACAGATACTTGTGCAGCTATTCCATCATTATATAATCCTACAATCATTAATTTTGCAGGTGATGGTTGGGCTTTAGACTATATATCTGATCAAGCTAACACTCATGCAGCAACTGGTGCTACATTAGCAAGTACAGATGTTACTACAGTGAAATATGTTAGTACAGATGCTCCTTTGTCTCTTCCATGTATATCTATAGTTAATGGTAGTAATGGATATTGGAAAACCTTACAACCATTTAGTGTATTTTTCTCAGGTTCAGGAGCTGTTCCAGCAGGATTTGCAGCATCATATACTAAATGGGATGATTTCTTAACAGATGGTCTTGCTTTAGGTATATCAGGAATGACTGTTAATACTCAATATTTTGGAACATCAGGTTTATTAAATACTCATTTTGGACAAACTGTTGTCTTTGGTATAGGTCATATTGATTGTGAATGTACTACAGCTCAAACATGTACAGTAGTTACTAATGATCTGTCTGCAGAATTAGGACAAGTTATAACAATAGGTCCAGGTGCACCAGGAGGATTAGATAATGATGGAGTAGATTGTTATGAGGTTCAGCTTTGTGGAAATTGTAATACTGCAGCATGTACTCCAGTCGGAGCAATTACAATAACAGGAACATACCCAACTTGCCCTGATTGTGACAATGCAACTTTATGTGATTGTTATAGATTAGTAGATTGTGAAGATGCAAATAATATAATAAATAATGTATGCCAAAACACTGATTTAGCTAATGCATATAGTCTAGGTCAGATAGTACAAATAAATAATAATGCAGCACAATGTTGGATTGTAGAATGTGAGGATCCTCTTATTTGTGATCCAGCTACATGTGTTACAGTTACAGTTAGTAATACTTTCTATGATTGCCAAGACTGTACAGGTAGTTTTTGTTACGAGTGTGCAAGTCCTGGAAGCTGTTTATGTACAGTAGCTGCAGGATGTGGAGCTGGTACTTATCCAGATTGTCCTACTATGTTCCTTAATGAGCCTGGTTGTTGTCCTCCAGTGTTAGGATATAATTGTGTAGGACCACCAAGCGGCCCTTGTTCATGTGACCCATGTTATACATTACCTTGTGATCATGCAACTCTTTTCCAATGTCAGAATGCTCCATCTCCAAGTTGTTGTTCATTAATAAGTGAAAGTTGGAATTGTCTTTGGGATGTAGGTACAAGTAGTTATATATGTGTAGATCCGGGTGATGGTTCTGGACTATTCCCAAATAATGCAGCATGTGTAACAGCAGTAAATAATAATGTACAGCCATGTTATGTAGAGTCATGGAATTGTGTAACAAATGGTGGAGTAAGTGTTTGTACTGATCCAGGAGATGGTAGTGGTACTTGGAATAATACTAATGGAGGATTAGTTGCATGTCAAACATGTAATGGATGTGCATTAGATCCTACTTGTGTAGGAGTTGTTCCTAATTATGATTGTGATCCAGTATCCTAGCCATGAACCAGAAGAAGGTACTTTTGAAGCAGAATGTGAAAACTGTTTAGATGAAATAGATATGAAAAAATTCTTTGATAAAGTAGCTGATGTATGTGATGATTGTAATGTACCATTCGGACTAACTGATCAAGAAGTAACTTGCGATACAGGATGCTTTGGTAATAGTAACATATATGTATTCTTAGATGTAACATCTGTATTTGGCGGAACCTTTACAAATAGATTACAAGAATGTGTTAACTTTAAACAAAATGTAATAATACCAGCTTACCAACAAATACAAGCTGAATATCCTTCCTATACAGGAAAGTTATATATAATACCAGGAGCATGGCCTCATGGTCAATACTTTGGACCGTGTAATGATTGTAATAATACAGGATCAGCTGCACCAGGTAGTCCTACAGCCCCAGAAGATTGGTTGGGTTGGGCTATGTATCCACTAAGTGGTAATAAAGGAGCAAATGGAGCCGGAGCAAATCCAATGGCTACAGGAACATTACCAGCAAATAAAAGAGTAGTTATGGGACATACAATGGTAGATGCAATAGGCGGAGCTCCGTGGGATTGTAATAACCCTGCATATATTGCAGCTCAACATGGACCATTATTAGAACAAATATTTATCTTACCTGGTTCATATCCAGATGATGGATTTACTCAGGTTAATCCGTGGGCTGATCCAGCTGGTAAAGAAGGATTCAGTGATCCTTATCATGAATTCCAAGGAGGAGATACTGATGCAATATCTATAATATTCCAAGACGAATCAAGAAACCCAGGTCAATTAGGATATTATGAAGAAGTATCAGTTAATCAATTTACAGGTTCGTGCGGTACTGCGTTGTGGGGAGGCGTGCAAGCAAGTAGTTGGAATGGAATGGGAATGGGATCTGGAGGTCCAGATTCATTAAGTACTAGATGGAAAACTGATTATAATAATTATATGGAATTACATCAGTATGGATGGGATAGTGCTGGAAATCTAAATTCACTTCCTTGGAATGTAACACAAAAAACTATGATCTATGCAGGTTCATATGCAACTGGAACAACTCCTGTTCATACTGCAAGAGTAGGCTTTATCTATCATATGTTTGGTGCTGTAGGCGCACAAGTTAAAGATGCAAATATTAGTTACCAAGGACATATAGATTGTGCGGATTATGTAGGTGTACCAACAGTATTTGGATTCCAGTGTGATGTAGCAACAGATATTACTATACCTAATCCGTATATGGGGGCTTCTGCAGGAGGAGATCCTACACATACAACAGGGTATCAAGGAGGTTCACTGAGTAAATATGGAATGACTTTCCATATACCAGATGATGTAATAATGAATTTAAATTCATCAATGTTATATGAATTATGGAAAGAATATTTATCAGACTGTTAAATGTAGAAAAGATTTTATATATTTGCAGAATGTTTAAAAGTAAAAGTAAATACTATTGGGATGTGACAAGGAATATGAGTTATGAAGAATCTCAAAAGTATTGGAAAAAGAAAGGAAAAGTAAAACAAATTATTAATAAAATAAAAAATAAAATTTAATGGCGGCACCAATAATAAAAACAGATGTTAACCTTCTAGCGAAGGTGAAGTCACTAGGAGCTTCATTTTTTCAAAAGTTTGTAACTACGAAAAACATGAACAAAGTGATAACTAATATGAACAATGTAGGAATTGTTGATATGGTAGTATGCGTAACAGCCGATACTACAACTGATTTTACAATGTTAAAAGCAGGAGACTATGTATTAAACATTACTAATGGAACTAATGCAAAATACGAAGTAGTTGTA